CTGTACCTACTGGAGATTCAGAAGGAGAAAAAGAATTAAATACCCCTGGGTATTCAGGTAAAGTCGCAGGAGGCGTTGGCGGCGGCGTTGGATATGGTGTTGGTGACGGCGTTGGCGGCGGTGTTGGAGACGGCGTTGGAGACGGCGTTGGAGACGGTGTTGGCGGTGGCGGTGTTGGCGAAGGCGTTGGAAATGGCGTTGGCGGCGGCGGCGAAGGTGTCGGAGATGGTGTAGGCATATCTATATTATAATTTAAGTATTAAATTGTATATTTCCTATAATTCCATTACTACGAACAGGGGCAGTATATGATAATACTTTTAAAGTGGCAGAATGAGTTGCTGAAATTAAAACTGGATAAACGCCAGTCTGAACAGCAGACACTCTTAATTTAAATACTCCCACTTCTGATTGGTCTTCAAAGACCACGGAATTAAGAGAAGTTTGTGTTTTAATGCTTCTATATTTTGGAGTGATTAGTTCCACGTTATAAGAGTTCGCGTTATTCACAGACTGCCACGTTCCATTAATATCAATAACATCATTTTGAGCGTCAAAATTACCAGTAGTGAAAGATGTGATCAAGGGAACTCCAGTGAGATCATACTTTGCTTGATTACTCACAGAGTATGCAGCGCCTTCATTAACCTGAATTTGACGAGTAGATGGGAAAGATGAGTAGAAATCGTTCAGAGTTTCTCCAGCTTCAATTTCAGCAAATTTGCCAGTGTCGAATTTAGAAGCGACGATCTCGTATTCATTCAAGTTTAGTTCTTTAATTGATTGGATTTTGTATACTTCTTGAGCGGTATTAGCTAGAGTAACCGAACAAGGAACTCCAATCTTGGCGTTTTCTAATAAAGGTAATCCAGAATTACTAATGCTTGTATCAAGAAAAAATTTTGCGCCAAAACCGCTAACATTCACACCAGTAGCGTTAAAAACAACATTTTGAGGGATGTCAGTCTGATATAATTGACTGATGCTTAACTTGCTTGGGCTTTTTGCTAAATTATAGAAATCATCAAATTGATTTTTACCAGTAGGAATTAAAACAGAAAGCTGTGCTAATAATCCTGTAGGACTAAAATTTCCAGCAGTTAAATCAATGTTAGTGTGAATTATACTGTTAGCTAAATCTATATCCAACACTCTTCCCACATGTTTTTTCAGAGTGCGCAATTCATCGTTGATAGAGATTAAATCGCCTGGCCTACAAAGAAGAGTTTCCAAACCTCCTACAAATTGGACATTCTGATCTTCATTGATTGTCGAGTAAATAGTATGTTCACCAATGCGTTTAGCATGAGCGCGACTTGTTACGCCAAAAGTTTGAGCGGTAGTTCTTAAAATGCCTCTCGTTTTAATATCATCAGCATCTTCAACGTATTCGATCTTTTCTTTAAATAAATCGTCTCTATCTAAATAAGAAACCTCAATAACATTATACTGTAAATCCTTACGAGAGTTTGTATAACTAAAATATCCATCTTTAACATTACTGTTATTAAATGAAGACATGATTGGTTTTAAACGATCATTAGTAAAGCTAATTTCAGAATTGGTATAAAACATATTGCCTTTGAATGAAGCGACAATAGATTTGATCATGTCAAAAACATTAGTTTTATCCGCAATAACCCCATTAAAACCATAACGAGGCTCTAAACCTCCATCTGCCGCTGAGACTCCAACAAATAATCCATTTTTATCTACAGCGTCACAAAATTGAGCTATTTTATACAATTCCCAATAGTTGACTTGAGTTGGAGAAATAAAGTTACCCAAACCATATCTTCTATTGATTAATAAATCAAAAATAATCCAAGCAGGATTATCTGTCCAAGCAAATTTAAAAGTACCATCCCAGTTTCCTTTATAAATAATTTTATCATTAATGGGATAAGTGGATTTTTTAAATTCAACTAATTCAAAAGATGTGAGATAGCGTTTATCTTTTCCGTTAGCTTTTAAAGGAAAATAATTACTAGGCACAAATACTTTTTTAAATCTAGCGTCATAACTTCTAGCAGGAATTTGAGGTAGTGTACGGGCATCTAATTTCAATCCACAAATAGTAGAGTATGGGTAGGAAAATGGAAGATTAATAATTTCGCTGATTTTTTCTAGAGCAATTTCTCGCCTAACAAGAGAAGAGTATGATTCATGTGTTGTGCGATAAACTCTTACAAAACGAGTTCTATAAGGTTTAGCTTCGGGCAAAATTAGCGGAGCAGCGAAATTTTGCTCAGAACCCATGATAAATCTTGTATATTTTGGAATAACGAAATCATTATTATTTTCTTCTCTTCCAATATCAATAGATGCAGGAGAATCAGCAATGCCTTTAATTTGAAATTCTTTACTAGAAAATATTGTCTCTACACTATTTTTATCTTGATAACCAATTTCAATTTTAAAATTAACCAATGAAGGTACAGAGGTTCCAGCAGATACCTTTTGATTATCTTCGGGTATTGCAATACCATATTTTTTTAAAGTAAGGTCTTTTTGAGCCGTGTCTTTCAAAACTCTTACAGAAATAGAGATATAAACCTTATCCACATTAGGATTATTGATTATATGCACAATTGGACTAGCTGGCTCAGAGGAGCTATCAATATAATCTTTATTCCAATTAGAAAAACTAATGATTTCAGCGGTTACTTTATCTGCAAGTACATTACCAGTATAACGGTCGTCATCACTACCCTTTGATTGTTTGCAAAACTCCAAACAAGCCAACAACATTGAGCTTAATTCTGCCGCTGTTGGTGACTTTGACCAATTCCAACCAGTAGTTTGAATATCGTCATTAGATCGAATATATCCATTATGATCTATAGATTCACTTTTAATTATTTGTACACTAGGAGGATCATTTGCATCTAAGATAGTGAGTATTGGATTAAATTTACCTGTTAGTTTATTTAAAGTTATAGAACATTTTTTTTCCCAATAGTTATAGCTGATTCCAATCCCTGGACCCCCGTTGTAACCTAAATTTATCAAAATATAAACAACTATTTCATTCTCGCTATCAGAAGAACCAATAATATTAATTGTTGTCTTATTTTTTAATATATTATCCGCTGATTCAATGGTCGTTGTGCTAGTTTTAAATAACGTATTATTATTTATAGCTAGTAGATAATCTTCGTAAGCAATGGTATCAGATCTTATAGACACATCTACCCCTGTTTTTGCTTGTTCTGAATTTGGATTAAAGTCGCTTTTAATTGGAATATTTCCCGCTGAAACTAAAGTAGCTACTGATCTATTTTTAGCGAAAGGTCCGCGCAATACTGCTCCGTAACTTCTATCTAAATAAGTTTTAGTAAATAAACTTAAAGGTTTCTGTAATTCATCACCATTACGAATTTCCATTGACGCATTACCAAAATTATATTTAGAATAAGAATTTATTGATTTAATAGATTTAATACTATTAATAATTGCATCAATTGAATTTTGTAACGGTTTATCATTTTCTTTATAAGCAAAAATATACATAGAACCACATAAACGCTCTGCCACAATTTCGTTTGAAATAAATGAGTTATAATAAGTTAAATCAATCTTTAAAGGAGGAGAAATAAATCTTCTATTTTGCAATTCTGTACTCTCAAGGGGTAAATATGTTTGATTTGTCAAATCGCCATCAAGATATGTAAACATATTAGAGGAGTAACTCTCTGGGAGAGCGTTTCCAGTAATGTTTAATTTTAAGCAAAAAAATGGATAATCTTCATCAAATTCTTGAGGCAAGTTTGGTAATAAATAAGATTGAATTTCTTTTGAAGATTCGTAATTGTATTTAGCGCTAATAGAGCGCAACTGTTTGTAAATAAGAGAATCTGTTGAGTAAGACTGTAATTTTAAATTAGAATTAATTTCTTGAATTGATGAATATATATTATTTGCTATATCTTTTTTAGAGTTTAAAACAGAATATCCTACTCCGTTTAAATATCCAGTCAATGAAGGAACTGTAGAGCTTAAGGTTCTATCTAAAAAATTATTCTGAGAGTCGTAATAATGGCCAGAAAATCCATTAATTATTCCTGAAAAACCAGTTCCAATAAAAGAAAGATTAAAAGTTTGAACAGTATTACTTTCGGTAGTAAGGGATTCAGTTTTAATAGGAACATCTTCTAAATAAATCCCTTCGAAAATCTGCAAATCATTAACATATTCGCCATTTTGATTTACTAAACCATCAATGCTTCCGTCAGAAATTAAATCTACATTTTCAACATACTCATAAGAAGAAAGAGCTTGTAAATCACCTAATTTTGGTGGTTTTAAAGTTGGAGGTGATGGAGGATCTGGTTTTTTAGGCCCACCTCCAGCCCCCTGAAGAAAACTGAAATTTTTTTGAATGAAATGATTCATATTTAATTTGATACGCTTATAGCATTGGAATTCGTACTATCAATAATAGCGGTTTGATTACTACCTTTTTTAGAAGAGCTATTAATGAATTCATCTGCCAATGATAAAGATAATGGGAAAGATTTTACAGATGATTGTACAACAAAAGACCCAATCCTTAATCTTCCGTAAACAAGAGGAACAGGATTGCCTTGTTCCATAATATTTTCTCTATTAGAAAACGCTAAAGACTTGTTAAAAGCGGATGAAACCCCTTCTGCTCCAGGTATTTTTGGATACTCCACTTTTCCAGCTTGAATATATGAAAATACAGCACTCGCAACAGTAAGAACAAGAGTGAATGCAATCATTCCACTACCTAAAATTATTGGAACAAAATCTAATCTTTTAATTTTTTCTTTACTAGATTCTTTATTTTTAATCCATTTACCATTTATTACATAAGTATAATGTATGTTTTGCTTGCATAAATTTTTTAAATCTATTAAAAAATCATCATGGTTAGCTTCCATCGCCCCCAATAAATCTTTTGGTTGAGAGATCGCTATACGATGTTTTGAACCGTATTTTTTTGCTAGAATGCCATGTAAATAAACTTCTGTCATAAATAACCTTTTACCTTGTTTAATATATTTACATCTATTTCATGATTTTGAGGCTCGTAAAGCGCAAATTTATTATCAACCACAGAGTAAACAAGAGACAGCAAGCAACAAGCTTCAGCATTAGACTTATCCATCTCGGAAAAATCAGCGCTTGTATGAGGATGAGAGTGGAAGATAAACAATAATTCATTTTCGCTTTTGAATTTTAAAAAATCCAAAGGATCAACGCAAAAAAAAGAATTAGGCTCTGGAGAGCGATTAGCTAAAATTTGAGATATATAAACCCCATTTCTTAAACCAACAAAAGCGCAACATTCAATATTAAAATAACGATCACTATGATCTTTTAAAAATTTAAGAATGTCTTTAAAATCATTTTCTACCTTTATATGAAGCTCCATATTGATATTTGTCTGTTGCTGGAAAGCCGCCGAAGGGCAAATAAGCCACTAACGGATCGGCGTTAAGAGTTGCTGGCACTAAATTATATACTGTTTTTCCTGTATTAGCTGTTGCCCCCAAATATCCAGAGTAAGATATTTCAGTATTAGCGAATCTCTTTCTACAAGAAGAAATGATTTTAGAACAACCGTCTTTCTCCCAAGGAGAAACGTCTAAACTAGGATGATTATTTTCTGAAGCTGTATGCTGAATGCTGCATACATACCAAGTGCGAAAAGGATCTTTGTCTGTAGTTGCGTAGATGATTTCGCCGCTATTATAAGACTTGCCATAATTCCATTCGTTCTCAGTTGTTTGGAAATTGAAAGCTCCTGTTGGAATAACAGTAAAATTTTTATCATTTTCTTGACAAACGGGTTGACCAAAATAATTGCAGCCAACCCCTCTGTATTGCCAGTAGCAATAGCGAGACAATACCAAACGGCCAGGAATGGTAAAATTCTCCAAATCAAACGGAGCGGTCAATTCGAACTCAACAATTAATTTGTTTTCTTGCAACTTCTGAGAGATGATGTAAGTATCTTTATTGATTTCTGCGGTTGGATCAGCAACCCCAAACGGATTAACGCCGCCTTCAAAATTAGAGTCATCAATATATTTTAAAAAGATTTTAATTCGTTCTATTTTTGCATTTTTAAAATCGTTTTTACGCCTTAAAACTTGACTAATGGTTAAGCCAGCATTACTAATGCGAATACGAGGTCTATTAATTCTATTAAAAGCGTTAGTCTCAAAATCTTCAACTTCCACTGCAATTGGCAAATATGAAATTTCGTTCAAGACTACATTGCCTTCAATTCCATGAGAGCAAGGATGAAAAGGGAAAAAAGAATCGGGTTCATTGATCGTATCATAATAAAGCTTGTAAAATTCCAAAACCGCAGTTGGTTCTAAATCCACTAGGTCATTGGAGATTTTATTGTTGATTGGCATGACTATAAATAATAAAGGCGTTGAGTATAATTTACACGAATTTCTTGGAGAAGAAGAAGTTAAAGAGGAATTGCGCTCTTTATACAGGGTATTTTTTGCTAAATCAAAGCCTTTATCTTTTAAGACTAAGACTTTATCTGATCTTCACAGAGAAACCGAAAGCTATTTTGATTATTTAATTGAAAACACAAAAATAATTTACTCTCGTCAAGAATCTAAAATAATAGGTTTCATTGCTTTTGATTCGGAGAGAAAGACTCAGGTTTACTCAATCCAAACAGCGCACTTAGCGAAATTAAATGCTTGCGAATTTGTTTTTGCCGCCACAGATCACCGCAATCTTTTTGAACTAAAGAGAGTGGCTTATGATATTTTTCACTTTTTAAAAGAAAAATGCCAAGTTCAATTTATTATAGGAAACGTCAACCGTGAACGAAAAAAAGACAAATACATTAAAACAATAGTTAGAATTTTTAATTTTCAAATTTTTGATAATAATATAGCTCTTTATGAAATACCGTAATAAATTTGATTTTTCAGGAAAATGTTCTGACGATGGACATAATGCAGAAGACCTTTTCATTTCCATTGCTGAGAGACAAGGTTGGAAAGCTATCAAGGCAGATAGAAAACAACAGTTGTCTCATATAGATGTGTTTTTATCTAAAGAGAACTATCCGACACTCTCTTTAGACATTAAAGCTCAGAAGAAAATCAAAAGAACAGACTCTAATGTTAATGACGAATTGATTTGGGTAGAGTTTTTAAATGTTGCTGGAAACGGCGGATGGTTAATTGGAGCGGCTGAATACATTTCTTTTGAAAGGGAAAAAGATTTCATTATAGTCAACAGAAGTTCTTTATGGAAACTCTGCATGAAAAAGGTAGATCAAAACTCTAGAGTGAATTCTTCTAAAGATGCTTTATACAAGATATATCAAAGGCAGGGTCGCAAAGACGAGATTTCAATTATTAAATTTTCAGATATTTTCGATAATTTAAAATTTAAAGTTTGGCCTAAATGCTAGAAATATCTCCATGCACGCATAAATGGATTTGGAGCATGATTTTTGTTCGTATCCCTAAGAATGCTAGTACTTCTATTTATAATCATTTAGGAGACTTGAATCTTATCCACAAGCACAAGAAAGAATTTGATCGTTATTTAAAAGATAAAACTTATCGCAATTGGTTTTCGCCTACTCATGCAAAGCCTGATGAAATCAGTTTAGTAATGGGAAACATGATTCACAACTATATGTCCTTCGCTGTAGTAAGAAACCCTTGGGACAGAGCGATTTCGATGTATGAATTTGCGTTAAAAAACGATTTGGGAAAGTTATATAAAATGGACTCTCAAATGACTTTCGCGGAATTCTGTGAATTGATGATGGTTAAATATGAAGAACAAGACAAAAACTTTATTGCTATTCATGATCAAAGTTCTTGGCTAGAAGGAATGTTTGTTCCTAATTTTGTTTTGCGTTTTGAATCTTTAAAAACAGATTTCTCAGGAATGCTAGAAGACTGTAACATTAATCATATTGTTCCAAATTTGCCCCATGACAACTCTTCAAAGAGAGGACATTATCATGATTATTTTGATTTTAAATCCAAGCGCACCGTTGAAAAGATTTTTGAACGAGATATTGACATGTTCAAATACAAGTATTAATATATAGCATGACAGGAAATATTAAAGTTGTTGGAGCAAACGACATTCACCAAGAGTGGATGGATAAAATATTCGAAAATTGCGAGCTAAAGTCAATCGACCCGTCTATGCACATTTTGAGAATTCCAGAAAAAGAAGATTTACTTTTTGAAATCACTAAAACAAGAGTTTTCGAAAAAGTACTTGTGTTTGAAGGATACTGCGCTATTGATAACAGTCTCGGCAAAATCGCCATTGAATTCTCACAATATGAAAATCCTACTAATTGATTCACACAAAGGTTCCTTGAAAGAACCGCAAAACTTGCACTGGTTAAATGCAAAGCAGATTAAAGACCACCTAATCACTTTGGGCCACCAAGTTGATTTGATTTGGAGCTACCCATCAGTCAATGATGTTATTGAGCCAAACTATGACAAAATCATTTTCAATCATGCTAGCCACTATTCATATGTGGATTACAAATGGCTAGAACAAAGTCCAAATGCCGAACTCTTTCATATCACTAACGAGTATAATCTTGGTGAGCCGCGCATCCTATGGATGGCTGCGAAAGCTGGTCGCCGCTACCAAGTCATTGCTAATCATAGCGCAAACATCTCCAAAATTGTCGAGAAGTATGTGGATAAGTGGAACTTCGTTAACTTAAATAGTTTAGTGTTCGACCCTATCTTGACGACAAAAGAAAAGAAAGGTTGCGTGTATTACGGATCTTTCCGCAAAGATCGTGTCTTGTCTTTTCAGAATTATTTAAAAGGCTATGTTACAGTATCTACTCACAAGAAGAATAGGGAAAAGTTTTCGAACGCTAGCGTTAACGGTCCTTTTATTGATCGAATCAATTGGTCAAAAGATGGCTTGCTTGACTTTAAAACATCTTTGTATATCGAAGACGAAATCAATCATAACAATTATAATTGCTTGGCTAACAGATTTTACGAGTCTCTTAATTATAACGTACTTCCTCTTTTTGATGGTAACTGTAAAAATACCGTCGAGTTGTCTGGTTATAATGTTCCTGATCATTTCTTTGTTAATTCCGAAGAGGAATTGATTCAGAAAACCGAAAATACTTCTTTCTATCAGGATTATCTCCAGCAGTGGAAAGAAAAAGCTCTTGTCGAGAAGAGAAACGTCTTGACAAGCATTGTTAATATGCTATAATAGATAGAAGATAAATCTCAAATAATATTAAAATAAATACATGAGCAAGCAACTTGCCAATGCAATTGGAGAAGCAACCCCAGAGCAAATTGATTTGTGCTGGGCAATCCTTAAATACAAGGAAATTGGAGTCTTTCGTAAAGTAAAATCACTATGTTCCGCTTTTGGTCTTGACTTTGACGAGGTTGTAAACGAACTTCCTCAAGTTGATGGTCGAGTAGTTGACCGCGAAACCCGTCATTTAATTCACGAAACCCTAATCAAAGTCTCTCAAAATCATTAAATCATTAAATATGAAAACAAAAGGTAAATCTGGTGTTAGTTGGTATAGCGTTTATAATCACAAGGGCGATCATCAAGCTTCTTATGATATGTGTTTTCAAGATGCCTATTCATGGGCACTTGATTGTGCAAAACATATCGGAGGCTATGTCTGCGAAGCAGGTGTGGACAAAGAGGAAAAGATTATTTTTGAATCTACGAAGAAGTAAAAATGCCTTTATTAGCAACAGTAAAATTACTGCTTGAGCTTGGCGTTCAATTTCTTAAACTTAAGAATAAATCTTATTTTTACGATATTTTAGAAAAGCATTCCTCTAGAGTTAACAAGCTCAATGAGAAAAGAGAAGAACTTCGTTCAATCGCTAAATCAGATGAACAAGCTCAAGCAAAGAGATTAATGGACGAAATTATCGAAGAAAAGGAAAAATTAAATCTGTTCCTCAAGCAAAATAACTTATGAAAAAACTCTTACTTTTAACAATGTTCGCCGCTTCTTGCTGCAACACTAATAAAATTGATTCAAAATCAGTCTCTCAACGAAGACTAGAACAGCCAGAAGCTTTGTTCTTACCTGCGAATACAGCGGTTAAAACAACAATCGGAGATTATATTTCTGGTGATGTTGTGGAGATTTGGCATTCAGAAAAAACAGTAGAACAACTAGAGCAAAAAATTTCTAGATTCATTCCTCAACCATGAGCGAAATTAACACTAATAAGGTAGAATTAATCGGATTTTACGGAAGCGACGAAATTCATGCGTGTTCTGCTTGGACAAGCACTAGTCGAGACATTACAGAGGAGAAGCGAGAGCGGATTCCTAAACTATTAAAAATGCTTGCAGATGCTGGACATCATACGCCCTTTGAAAAAAGCAGTCTTCATTTTCTTGTGGATTGTGACATCGCTAGCCACATCCATCTCCTAAAACACCGAATTGGATGTTCTATTAATGGTGAGAGTGCGAGATACAAAGAACTGAAGGAGGATAAGTATTACATTCCTGATGATTGGAAAGATAAAGATATTACAATTACAAATTCTTCTTATCTAGCAGTGTTTGATAGTGATAGAGGCTTATACGAGCCAAATGAGATTGAATGGAGCAGTGTATTGGAAGAATACACAAAATTAGGCAATGATCTCTACCACCAATGCCTCAAAGACCTTGAACCTATTCTTGGCCGTAAACGCGCCAAAGAAAGTGCCCGTTTCTTCAAAACATACAACTCTCAGATTCAAGCTGACGTTATGTTTAACTGGAGGTCTTTTTATCACTTCTTGAGTCTTCGTAACAAACCAAAAGCTCAGAAAGAAATTCGCGACATTGCAGACTATATGCTTACTCTTGTAAAGAATATCGAAGGCAACCCCTTCAAATATACCCTTGAAGCTTTTGGCCTATGAATATAAACGCTCAAATTACAGAACTGATATCCAACTTAGAACATGAATCTCGTATGTTTGGTTATAGCGATGATTATCAAACATGCAGAGCAATAGATGCTGTTACGACAGCATTGAGAAATACTTTCAAGATAGAAACCCCACCGTTCGAAATAATCGACGAAGATCAAGCTCCATTTTAATATGATTGAACAGCCATCCGAAATTGATCTTAAAGATTGGACAAATGCTAAAGATTGGAACGAATTTTATACTCATTATTATGGTTATTTTCGTTCATTGACCCACTCATACAATCTTAACAATCAAGATGCCGAAGATACAATTCAAGATATTTTCTTAGCAATGGCTAATCAATTTAAAAATAATAAATTTGATTCATCAAAGGGATGTCTTCACGCTTGGATTCAAAAGTTTGCAAAATGGAGAATGATCGACATTATCCGCAGAAATAAGACTCAAACTAAGCATTTCATCTCTGGTGATGACGAATTAATGGAGAGTCAAGGAAGCGAAGACTGCACCGTGGAGAATAAGTCTGACCACAAATATAAGCAAAAACTAATTAAAATTGCTTTAAACAATTTGAAGACCACTAGATCAGGCAAAGAGTATGATATTTTTTGCGATATTTTCTTAAAGGAGAAAAGCAAAGAAGAGATTATTGAAAAATATAAAGTAACAGTCGGTGCTTTTTATGTCGCAAAACATAAAATGACCAAAAAACTTCAATCAGAAATAGAAAGACTATCCAAGGAATATGTTTAATCGCCTCAAACAAATCAAAGAATTAATGATCAATTTATTTTTAGAAAAGATTTTGCGCTTCATTGAAGCAATAGGACGATATATTTAATTTATGTTGATTAAAGAATTTAAAAAAGGAGTTTCGACTGAGAGGCTAGAACTACATGAAATCAACAATGAACTACTTGTATACAAATACTTAAAAACAGTTAATAAATTTAAGAAAGAAGCGTTCGCGTATTTTAGTTTATCCGATTGCGATTTTATAGCTCCGCTTATAAGCACTAAGCCAGAAGAAAAGTTAATCATCACCAAGTATGTTGGTGAATCATTAAACATCAAATATGCGCCAAAAGATCGTTACAAGTTCAAGGCGGAAATCAAAAGAATGAATGACTTACTAGCGAATAAGTATGGAATTCATCACAATGATATTCGTTGGAAAAATGTTGTAGAATCTGATAGTGGCAAATTATTTTTAATTGATTTTGAAAGTTGGACGAGCGTTGAAAAAGGACCGCGAGAACGTGATCCTGAAAAAATATTGAGATCGTAATTGACATTCAGCATAGATGGGCTAGATTCTAGTATGAATTTAGCCCTTTGCTGTATCTCCAAGACACTATCTGACAACGGACACAACTTCCGTTCGATGACATATACTCAATTCGCCAAACTGCCTTTTGACCAAGCTATCAACGAGCTTTCTCAGCGCATCTTGCACAACTTCAAGATGACTCATCAAACAATTAAGTTTTGCCAAAACAACAATATCCAAGGCTACAGAGTCTCATCTTCTCTTGCTCCAATCTTAACGCACAAAGATTTGCGGCTATCAATCTCTGACTTGCCAAACTTTTCCAGCATCAAAGAAACGTGCGATGCTATCAAAAAGACTTTGGCAGAAAAGCCTATTCGTTTATCCTCCCACCCTAGCGAATACATCACCTTGTCATCTGACAAGAAAGAGTGCATCGACAACAGCATTGCAGACCTCAAACAGCACGCTGAAATCTTTAGTCTCTTAGACTTGCCAGAAGACTATCGTTCTCCGCTCAACATCCATGTCCGTCAGGAAGGAAATACTCAAGCAATCGCTGATAAAGTCTTGTCAGTATATGACGAACTGCCAGACAATATTCGCAAACGTTTAGTTCTAGAAAACAATGACAACGCCAGAGGTATTTGGGGCATCAAGAACTTGATCAAATACTTTCACAATACTCGCGGCATTCCAATCACCTACGATAGCTTGCATCACAGCATTCTTGGCGATTCCTTGACTCCCAGAGAGGCTTTTGACGCTGCTTATGACACTTGGCCTACAACGCCATTGTTTCACTACAGCGAAGGCATTGACGGTACTCGCAAACACGCTGACATGCCAACCGCTACTCCAGAGGATTATGGTAGAGAAGTGTTCTATGATATAGAGTTAAAAAATAAATGTCAGGCTATTTTTAAGATCAGAGATTTGACAAAAGAAAAATCAATGGTATAATCAGTTATGGAAACACCGATCAAACAAAAAGCTTCATTCATTTATGAAAATCCACATAGCTTGTCTTTAGATGATTGGGCATCGTGGAAACAAGAAACGAAAGAAAAATACCCTTTTCAATATTGGCTACGAGAAGATGTTTATTATTATTTTCGCAGTTGGGGATGGAAGTGGGACGATTTCTTTTACAAAGTGAAATGTTTTTTTAAACCTAAGCACCAAGAAATTCGCAAAGCCATCCCTAAAACATGGGCCGATATTAGCAGTTTGATTGTGGATGTTAATTTCGCAATGATTGTTAGCTTCAAGAAAGAAGCCGATCAATCTTACGTTGATTGGGATGGGACAGAAAAACATCGCGAATTTAAGAATTGGCTTGACTCTTCCGCTCATTGGATTACTGTTGGCAGACCAAATTGTGAAGCTCAAGCAGATATTCTTTATCCTCCCTATCCCCTTCCAAATCATTTAAAAGGCAAATCTTATAATGAACTCTACGGAGAAATGAATAAAATCAATATTCTTATCTCAGAAACAGACTCTAACATCTTAAAAAAAATGATTGATTATCGCGAATATTTTTGGACGTAAAATTATGAAAATACCAACACCACGCACAGACGCAAACGAAAGCATGACATGCAAAGAAGGCGATCTCTGCATTGCGCCCGACTTTGCCCGACAACTTGAACGCGAGTTGGCAGAAGCTAATAAAGAGCGCGATCAATGGAAAGCTGCCCATGACAATCAAGTAAAAATCAAAAGCATCATTCGTTCTCGCGGAGATTTAAAAGATCGAGCGCCGAAAGTGGAAAAATTAGTAGCTGAACTCAATAAAGTCAAAACCAACAACACCGAGTTGCTTGAAGCTCTAGAGGCGTGCATGAAAATCATTGGGCCACCAGATGCGTTACCAAACGAATGCTGGACCACCATTGATGAGATTAATGAAGCGTGGGCTAAAGGAACTGATGCTATCATTCAAAGCAAATTAAAATAAGAATATTATGAAAGCAAATTACTATAAAATAATTACCGAATGCATTGATAACGGAATCTCTCTAGGTTTTAACCGAGCACATAAACATGTTGATAATCCAACAAGTATTGTTATCAAAGAAAAAATAAATGATGCTATTATGGAGTTAATCCGCGAAAATTTTGTTTTCGATACTCTTGAATAAGTTATGGAGGAAAAAAATAAAATAATATTAATCGGAGACATTCACGCAGAGTTTGGGCCTTTTAAAAATGAAATCAGAAAGAACATTTCTGATGCCTATATTATTCAAGTTGGAGATTTTGGATTAGGTTTTTACAAGCCAAATTACTACAAGACCGAATTAACTATTCTTAGTAAGATTCTCACTAAAACCAACTGCCATCTTTACGTAATTCGCGGCAACCATGATGACCCATCCTACTTTGCAGAAACTAACAATCCTTTTGGGATTGCTAATATTACTCTACTTGCTGATTACAGCGAATTAGAACTGCTTGGTAAAAGCATCTTACTTGTTGGTGGTGCAGTAAGCGTTGATCGTCGCTTTCGCAAAGAAGGTAAATCATGGTGGAGCGATGAACCCTTTAATCTCAAACTTGAACACGAATTTCCATATGAAAATCGTCAGTACGATTTAGTTGTAACTCATACTCGCCCAGGAGTCTGTGGAGCTTTCAAAGGATTTGATAACATCAAATATTGGTGCGATCAAGACCCTGATTTGAAAAATGATCTCATTGAAGAGAGTCAGCAACTTGATTATTTATATGAAAGAACCAAGCCAAAAAATTGGATTTACGGACACTTTCATCAGAGTTCTACAACTAATTACGAAAATACAGAATTTAAATGTTTAAATATTGATGAGTCGTATATGCCGTTTTATGTGTAAATAAAAGCATGAACGCTATCACTTGGATTCTCATTCACAAAATCGACATTTTTAATATTGTTACCTCTATCGTGGCAACATGTTCCGCTATCGCCGCTTTAACTCCTACCCCAAAGGATGACGGCTTTATTAAGAAAGCTTACATGGTAATTGATTGGCTCGCCTTAAATATCGGCAAAGCAAAAGACAAATAACCCGCAGGCCCACTAAACCCCTCTCCGTTTGGAGAGGGGTTTTTTGTTGTCTTGAGTCAAGAATAATTTAAGATACTTTTCTGGCAAGAAATTATATTGTTTTTGCATTTTAGCGGAGAAATGCTTCAAGAAATACTGTTGTTTTACACAGCAACCTATCCATTTTCTACTTTTCGCCATCCACAAGTAAGAAAACATATAAGCATTAGCAGACCTAGAATAAGTTTCGCAATCTATAATATGCGACCAACGTTTGCGAATCTTTCGCAATGTTCTTCTTTCACAATCAGCTTCAAGGATAATAATATTTTTTGCTTCTTTCAAGGGGTAGCGAATTTCAGAATCTTTAGCTAACCAAGAAAAAAAACGCTGAAAGCTGTTATTAATTTTGCTATTATACCAGACAGAATTTTGATCTAGCCACTGGTCTAAATGAGATTCTTCATGCAGAAGAATGGACAAACTCCATTTTAAAGGCATATTTAAAGCTATAGCCAACTCTTTAGTTGAATCGTCAAACCATCCTCCACATCTAGAGCCGTTAGCGTTAAGGCTTTTTCCGCCGCTTAATCTAAAATTTATTTGATGATTTTTACATTTTTCATCAACTTCATAAAAATAGTTTTTTACGTCATTAGGCAATTTTTTGAATATTTGTCTAGCCTTAGAATCAAACTTCATACTAGAAATTACACGATTCAAACGTATATATAGTATGAATTTTAATTCTTTTGATGACAGTTGGAAATTTTGGATTTGGGACAATGTGAAAAGAGGCTCTCCCAAAAGGGAGATCGCAGGAATTCTTTTAGACAAAGGATTTAAAAAAGAATTAATTATCAACGAATTTGGAATCCCAGATATTTTTGAAGTTCAAAACAACGCTCCAGAATTAGACGTAGAAAAGATCCTCTCTAATACCAGATTTCCAGCGAAGAGACTCTCTGATAAACTAAATATTTTTGAAATCAAAAACATCTTTAATGAGGAAGAGTGCGTCAAAATTATTGAAGTGATTCGCGCTAATTGCACAAAGTCTTCTGTTATTGACTATCAAACAGGAGGCAATACTCTCTCTGATTTTCGCACTAGCTCGACCACTAATTTATACAGAAACAAATATGATATTGTTAATTTAGTAGAGGATAGAATCTTTAGTTTGATTAACGTTCCCGAAAAATTCACAGAACAAATTCAAGGTCAATACTACAAAGAAGGCGAGCAATTTAAACCTCATTTTGACACACTGTTTCCCAACTCTGAGTTTCAAACAAAAGAAATAGCCACTAAAGGAAATCGCACTTGGACAGCAATGGTTTATTTAAACGATACTCCCAAAGGAGGACACACTAAATTCACCAAAATAGATTACGAATCAAAGCCTGAAATGGGCAAAATGATTTTGTGGCAAGATACAAAGGACGGCCAAAACATTCAGGAATCTATGCATTGGGGAATGCCAGTAGAAGAGGGAGAGAAATTTGTTTTGACTAAATGGTTCCGCGAAAAGATTTACCAACCAGCCCTTGACAAATAAAGAAACAAATATATATTCCGAAATGAAAAAAATAATTCAACATTCAACATGTATGGACGATTCTTGGACAGTTGATGGAAAAGATTTGCGAGAAATGAATAAAACCGAAACAGATAATTTTCTTCAATATTTATTGATTAAAGTACAAGATCATATCAGCGAAGGTAGTTTATTTGTTACTGATTTAATCAAATTATTTCAGTATGACGAAATAGATTTTGCTCGCGATATTTGCGAGCAGTGCGGCCATACATCTTCAAACACAACTTGGGAAATTTAAATAAAATGGGCATGTTCGATAGTATTATCGTTTCTAAATCTAGACTATTAGGAATTGATAAAAAAATAAATAAGTATTTAAGTCTAGTCGAGGGCGAAGAAATATCTTTGCAAACTAAAGACTTTGATCAAGCTTTAGCCACTTACAGCATTGAAAACGATAGCTTAACGTATAACAAGAACAATTGCGAATGGGTAAGCGATGAAAATCATTTCTTAAAAGGATACATGAAGATAATCTCTACAGAGACTATTCCTTACGACATCACAACAACTATTATATGTTACGACTATTTACAAACAGAATCTTTAGATGTTTCGATTCATTTAAAAATTGTTTTTATTAATGGTAAAGTCGATGAAATATCTTTGTTTAAATATGAGGAAGAAGACTCTGCTCCTAGACTAGAAAGAGAAGAAAAGATCGCTAAAAAAATTAAAAAACAAATCGCTTTTAGTAAAACTATTCGCGGAAAATGCCAGAGAAAATTAGGAAATATTTTATATAAAATAAGCAAAATCTTTCTATTAATAGGATCTCAAATTCAAAAGTTATCATTTAAACTTTAACTTGACTCCTTTAAAATACAAAGTATAGTTTAATTCATGAACGCAATGAACTCTATATACGACAAACAAAATAACCGCGCCTTGTACCAGAAAAAAGGTAAGAAATATGTTCAAGTTAATGATGTGAGCATTACAGACGTGCCAGAGAGCGAATTTGTGAGCACTAAATACTGGTGTGCCATGTGCGGCAAGTGGGGGGATCATCAAAGTCCACAGCTTCATTCACAGAACGACAAGCTCACCGACTGCGAGCATCGTTAAAGCTTTACTAGAAAAATAACATGGAAAACTTTGAACAATATTTAATCAATAAATACCCCGACTTATTTTATGACGGGAAAAATGGCAAAGAATGTCGATGCGGGGCGTGGGTTCCCGAAGGTTGGGAAACTATCATTGATGAGTTGTGTGGAGCTATCACATCATACACAAAAGGTCAGTACCAATCAAAAAGAGTAATCACAAGCAAGAAGTATTATCTATGGAATGCATGTTTTAAAGTCCCTACATGGTTTCATACAAAGTTTATCAAATGGTTTCCCAAATACAACAAGTGGGAACTTAACAAGCCTTTTTATAACTTTGTCGAAAAATTTCGAACACAATCTCACAAGTATGTCGCATTCAACAAAGTTTATACCCCAGCAGTTAAGATTGATCAAATCAAATCAAAATTTTCCGAGTTGAGATTCTACTACTCTGGTGGAGACAAAAAGATTGATGGAATGGTTACTTTTGCAGGATATTTATGTAGTAAAACCTGTGAAAATACAGGAGAACTAGGTGTGAAATGCATTAGAGGAGGTTGGTACGCTACTCTTTCACCTCAAGAAGCAGAGAGATTAGGTTTTTCTACTATTAAGTAACTGTTCAAATTTCTCTTTTTTTCTTTTTAAGAAAATAGACGCATCTTTATACAATAAAGAATAAAGTTTCTTTAAATCCTCCCATCTTGCAATTTGTAAGATATAAATAGAATGTCTTTTATAAACAATAGAGAAAATCCCGATAGATTTTAAATATTCTTGAACATCTAAAGCCATATTTTCTTGGCACGCTATTTGAAAATACCTGCTTTTTTGACAAAAAGTGACACAACCATCCCCTTCAAATAGCCCTAAAATGAATGATAATTTAAACTGATCTTCAATTTGGGGCATTCTCAAATCTTCTTTACTTTTATTAGGTTTCAGTCCCAATGCAAGAGCATCTTCATAAATTTTTTTACAAGAAATATCTAAAATAGCCATTCGAAAAGGGCTTTTATATTCTTTTTTCGAAATAGGGCTTATCATACTTTCTCTTTGTACAAAAGAGATTGGACGTTCAGTTTTTAAAAGATCTGTATTCCATTGATTTAAGTAGTCAATATCATCTTCTCTTAATCTTAATGAAATATTTTTATTTTTTTTAGATAAAGAACCATCGGCATAAATCAATCCTAAAAACTGAGCTTTTTCATAGGAATCTATAGAGGTAAAAATATTTTCATTTATAGAATATTTCCTCTCAAATACCCCTTTATTGATTACGTTTATCTTAAATTTTTTTAAATATTTTAAAACAGAACTCCTTCCTAACTCCATATTTTTCATTATATCTTTAACAGATTGACCAGATTGATATGATTCGCAAATTTTCTTTTGAGTGTGTTCAGGTAAATTATTTCCTTTATAGGTGATATTATTATTTTTTAATATTTTATAAATTGTATTAGGAGATATTTGAAAATTTTTTTGTATTTCAGTTGTGGTCATTAATTTTTTACAATAATTATTAATTATTGATTGTTCATCAGATTTGGTAAGTTTGGACATATACAATTTTATTTACACTGAAAATATAAATTTTCTAAAAAATTTGACATTTTTCTAAAATAGACGATAGTATAGCAATACTAAATTAAACAATAATATGATTCCAATCAAAGATAAAAAATATACAATCTACTGCCAAGGTCCATACGACTATAACAAATATGAAGGGGAAGGTATTTGCACAGGTCGAACAGACATTATGGACGAAGAAACAGTATATGGTTTCAGAATTCCTGGCACCACTGAAATTTGTTATTTTATTCACCAAGAAATCATTGCAGAGTTTAGCAATGATGAAAAAATAAACACAAATTATAGCCCAGATATTCAAAACCAAATTGATTCTGAAAACGACTATTGCGCCAAATGCGATAGCTGCGGAGAGACAGGTTGCTGCCCCCCTATCAATTGTGAAGCAGTCAAATGCAAGTATGGAGAGATCAATTTGAAGGATTATAATTGCTTCCAAGATCAGTGGGAAGTCATGTTTAATGCTTTGAAAGATATTATTGAAGAATCTGGTGAAGAAAACATTGGTGAGATTGCAGGTGATGCATTAAAAGAAGTTGACAAATTGTGGGATAAACTCTATAGTAGTAAAGAATGAAATACGTCAAACTAACAGCAAAGCCTGATACTTGGTTCAAAGAAGGAACTGAAGTTTATGATTATAATTGCAGACCACCTGAACAACTTCTTCGTGTGACTCTTGAAGAATGGGAAAGTTGTGTTAACTTCAACGGGATAAAAGGAATATGTGTCTGTGGCTTGAGAAACCCTCAACTTGAAAATGAAATTGATATTTTTGAAGAAGGTGAGCGTTGGGATGGAGAATTTTGCAGTGTTGATGAATTTGATGTTGAAATTGTAAATGAGCCATGCTAAAATATTCTGAAACAGTTACAATTGAACGCAATTACTACTTTGAAATTGCTGGTGAAAAAGTCCCAAACGAAGAAGATATGCTGGCATTTCTCTTGGATGAAGGCATCTTGTTTTCTGGCAATGATAATGGCAATGGCACAGTAAATCTTTACATCAACGTCAACGATTACTTTGCACCTGCTGCTGATGCAGAAGGAGTTCCACACAAAGATATTCCGAAGCTATTTGAAATGTATAGGCAAAGTAAAAGCGACTGCAATGGCGTTTTACAATATGTAGCAGACAAAAGAGGCATTCCTAACAAACACTGGAGAGACAAATAATATGAACTACGAACAATTCG